CTACTAAAGCCAAAGCAGCAGTAATGGAAAAGGTAGCAGCAGGTGAGCTTGAGTGGAATCAGGCTATGGCTGAAGCTAGTAACAAAAGCTGGAAGGATGAGTGGCTTACTATATTAGTTAGTATACCACTCGTTCTAGCTTTTACAGGCCATGAAGATGTGGTTATGAAAGGCTTTACTGCATTAGAAGCTATGCCTGACTTCTACAAGACGGCAGTAGGTGTGGTATTCGCCGCATCATTTGGTATACAATCCATTAAGAATATGATGAAGAAGTAATATGACTGATGAAGCTAAGGCGGTTCCCAAGCGTAGGGGTAGACCACCAAAGAAAGCCATAGAAGCAAAGAAGAAACGAGGGCAAGTAGGTAGACCTGCTGGAGATGCAGCAGCTATAGCAGACTATAAAGCTAGGTTATTAGCTTCGCCTAAGTCTCGTAAAGTACTTGACTCAATACTAAATGCTGCATTAGACGATGACCATAAGAATCAAGCAGCTGCTTGGAAGCTACTAGTAGATAGACTTATGCCTCTATCGTACTTTGACAAGGATAAGATGACTGGTGGTAAGTCTTCAGTAAACATTACTATCACTGGTGTAGGTGGTGAGACTACTATAATTGGTGAGAAAGAACCAGATATAGAAGGTGATTACATTAACTTAAACCCAATGGATGATGAATAATGGGATTACTAGAACGACTAGCTAGAATGGCAGGTTTCTATCAAGAGGAAGATTCTAACATGTTAAAGCCCTTGTACGGTCAACAAGCAATTAATAAAGTTGAAGATATGGAAGGAGAGTTAACTCCTGAGCAACGCAGGGTGGTTGAGTTAGAAGGCTACAATGAAGGGGCTTATGATGATACTAAAGGTATTAAGACTTCAGGGGTTGGTCAAACTGGTGAATACATGGGTATGTCGTTTAAAGACGCCTTTAAAGCTCACGAAGACTTAACTTCTAATTACATACCTAACTATAAAGACTTACCTACTAATGTTCGTGGGGAGCTAGTACAACTTGCATATAGAGGTGACTTACAACAATCACCTACGTTTAGAAAGTTATTTAATGAAGGTAGGTATCAAGAAGCTTCTGAAGAGTTATTAAACCATGACGAGTATAAAGCAGAAGATACACCAAAACATATTAAAGAAAGATTAGAAGATGCATCAAGAATTGTGGCTGACTTTGGTAAAGCTATAGAACTTGAAGATGCACTGGACTTTGACTTTGATATAGATAACATGAGCTTATCTGAATATAAAGTTAAAGAGGGTGATACCCTATACTCTATAGCAAAGCAAGCTGGTAAAACAGTAGCCGAGGTTGTTGACGAGAATAGAATTAAAGACCCTACTAGATTACAAGTAGGACAAGTTATCTTACTTTGAGTACAGACCTAAACATCAAACTGTTACCTTGGCAACAAAGTGTATGGGACAGTAAGGCTAGATTTAAAGTAGTAGCAGCAGGTAGACGTACAGGTAAGTCTCGTTTAGCTGCATACCTACTTATATTCTATGGCTTACAAGTTAAGTCAGGTCATGTATTCTATGTAGCACCTACACAAGGGCAGGCTCGTGACATTATGTGGCAAGCATTACTTGAGGTAGGACACCCAGTAATTAAAAGCAGTCACATTAATAATCTACAGATTACACTTATCAATGGTGCAACTATATCATTGAAAGGTGCTGACAGACCAGAAACTATGCGTGGTGTGTCATTAAAGTACCTAGTAATGGATGAGTACGCTGATATGAAGCCAGAGGTTTGGGAACAAATCCTACGCCCTGCGTTAGCTGACCAAAAGGGCGGTGCACTATTTATTGGTACACCTATGGGTCGTAACCACTTCTATGATTTATATACCTATGCGGATGTAGGTGGTGATAATACATATGAAGGTTGGCACTTTACGTCTTATGACAACCCAATGCTAGACCCTGAAGAGATAAATGTAGCTAAGAAGTCAATGTCTAGTTATGCTTTTAGGCAGGAGTTTATGGCCTCCTTTGAGGCTATGGGTTCTGATATATTTAAGGAAGAATGGATTAAAGTAGATATAGAAGAGCCAGACGTAGGTGACTACTATATCGCTATTGATATGGCTGGCTTTGAAGATGCTAACAAGCGTAAGAAGAAAAGTAGATTAGATAACACGTCTATAGCTGTAGTTAAAGTAAATGAACAAGGTTGGTGGGTAGCTGAGATTATATACGGCAGGTGGACATTTGAGGAAACTGCTGAGAAGATATTTGAGGCTGTAGATGATTATGAACCTATAGCAGTAGGTATTGAGAAAGGTATTTCAAGACAGGCAATCATGTCTCCATTAACAGATATGATGAAACAACGTAACAACTTCTTTCGTATAGAAGAGCTTACACACGGTAACAAGAAGAAAACAGATAGAATAGTAGCAGCATTGCAAGGTAGATTTGAGCATGGTGTTATAACTATAAACCAAGGTGAATGGAATACAGAGTTCTTAGACCAACTGTTTCAGTTCCCTAACCCACAAGTACATGATGATTTAATTGACTCACTAGCTTACATAGACCAGTTAGCTAAAGTTACATACTATTACGACTTTGAAGTCGATGACTTTGAAATACTTGACCCTGTAGCAGGATACTAATTTATGATTGATGATGAGATTTATACAGAAGAAACCGTAGAAGCTTGGGTAATGAACAAGTGCGATCACTGGCGTGACCACTACCAAACTAACTATGCAGAGATACATGATGAGTACTACAGATTATGGCGTGGTATTTGGGACAAGTCAGATAGTATGCGGGAGTCAGAGCGTTCTCGTTTAATCTCTCCTGCTACACAGCAAGCTGTAGAGTCTGCAGTAGCAGAGATTGAAGAGGCTACGTTTGGACGTGGTACGTTCTTTGATATTAAAGATGATTTACAAGACCCTAACCCAGAAGATGTAGGTTTCTTACGTAATCAATTAACAGAAGACATGCACTTTGCTAAGACCCGTAGCAGTGTAGCCGAGTGCCTTATTAACTCTGCTGTATTTGGTACTGGTATTGGTGAGCTTGTATTAGAAGAAGTTGCAGAGCTAGTACCTGCTACTCGACCTGCTCCTGAAATGGGTATGACTGCAGTAGGTGTAATGAAGAAAGATAGGTTTATAGTTAAGCTAGATCCTGTTATGCCACAAAACTTCTTAATCGACCCACTAGCTACTAACATTGATGATGCAGTAGGGGTTGCTATTGATAAGATGTGCCCATACCATGAGATACAACGAGGTATTGATTCAGGTATTTATCGCGATGTTCCTGTACACCCAACTTCTTATGATTATGATTTAGATGATGCAAGTAAGATTACTCATGTATATGAAGATGACATGGTACGCCTAACTAAATACTACGGCCTAGTACCTACTAACTTGTTGTCTAAGGTAGATGAAGATGGTGAAGTAGAGGAGATTGTACCTACAGACAAAGATGCTAGTTATACGGAAGTAATCTTAGTTATTGCTAATGGTGATACCTTGTTAAAAGCGGAAGCTAACCCATACATGAAGAAAGACCGACCAGTAGTTGCTTTCTCTTGGGACTTAGTACCATTTAAGTTTTGGGGTCGTGGTATTTGTGAGAAGGCGTATAACAGCCAGAAAGCACTAGACACTGAGCTACGTGCCCGTGTAGACGCTTTGGCTCTTACAGTACATCCTATGATGGCTGTGGACGCTTCTCGTATGCCTCGCGGTTCTAAGTTAGATATACGAGCTGGTAAGACTATTCTTACTAATGGTAATCCAGCAGAGATTCTACAACCATTTAAGTTTGGAGCTGTAGACCAAGTAACCTTTTCTCAAGCTGACAGGCTACAGGCTATGGTACAACAAGCTACTGGTGCTATTGACAGTGCTGGTATCCCTGCATCAATCAATGGTGAAGGCACAGCAGCAGGTACGTCAATGGCTCTAGGTGCAATCATCAAACGCCACAAGCGTACGTTGATTAACTTCCAAGAGAACTTCCTAATACCTTTCGTAGAGAAAGCAGCTTGTCGTTACATGCAGTTTGCTCCAGAACTATACCCAGTTAAAGACTACAAGTTTATAGCTTCTAGCTCTTTAGGCATTGTTGCCCGTGAGTACGAGGTAACACAACTAGTACAACTACTACAAACTATGTCTCCTGATTCTCCAATGTATCCAATGTTGGTAGAGTCTATTGTAGATAACATGGGCTTATCTAATAGAGAGCAGATTATTGCTCAACTACGACAGGTTAACCAGCCTAATCCTGAGCAGCAACAAGTAGCTCAAATGCAACAACAGTTAGCAATGGCTACAGCGCAAGCACAGCTAGAGCAGATACAAGCGGGTACAGCAGAGATTGTGACTCGTGTACAACAGAACCAAGTAGAAACTCAACTATTACCTATTGAAGAAGAGACTAAACGTATTAAAGTTTTAGCTCAAAGTATGGGTAAGGATGAGTTTGAACGCTTAGTAGAGATAGCTAAGCTTGACTTAAAAGAGAAAGAGCTTGACATGAAAGAGGATATAGTAAAGCTTCAAATGTCAAGTATTAAATAAACCTTTACATTAACTTTAATATATGTTATACTAGTACCGCAAGGATAATACTACATGGAACAAGAAGTACAGAATTACTATAACGCTTACCTTGACTTGTTTCAACAAGAAGGTTGGGCACAATTTCAAGCAGATGTCAAGGCAGCTG